AAAATCTCCAATGGTAAATTATTATATATCCTATATTTAATTAAAAAACACTAAGATACAGATAAATTTTATCACTATATAAAAAAGAAAACGTTAACAAATGTTAACGCTTCAAAACAACTGCAGGGGTCAGGGTTAATTTTAATAATTTAAAGTTTGACCAGCATAAATCAAATTAGGATTTGAAATACCATTCATTGAAACTAGACTTTGGACAGTTGTTCCCAGGCGACTGGCAATTGATGAAAGATTATCGCCAGAGCGAACGGTGTAAGTTCGTGATGTAGCCCCAGATTGACCGTCTGTAAAGCGAATTACCTGACCAGAGTAAATCATGTTAGGATTAGATAAACTGTTCTGACGAGCCAATTCTTGCCAGCTTGTGCCCCAGTTTGAAGCAATCCCGGTCAAAGTATCGCCTGATTGGACAATGTGAGTTTGAGTGCTTCCAGTCGAACTCCCCCCGCCTGTGTCTAGCGCTTGAACATCACTTGCTGCAACCCAGCTCATAATGTTATCAAGCAAGACTTTATTGCCAGATTTTTGAAGTACTTTATAGGAATTTTCCTTAACCCATTTAGGGATTGCTTGACCTGTTGAGTAATTCGTTGCACTAAACTTGATAGTGACAGTCATGCCCTCTTGGATTTCATTTGGTGTCACTTCGTTGGCATCCTGTCCTTCATCGGTGGCTGGTGTATCGGTATCAGGTTTAGTTGCGTTTCCGTTCACATAACCTTTGTCAGTGATTCCTGTTAAATCCACATTGCCATCAAGTTCTCCATTGACATAGTTTGATGTAAACTGCCAAATTTGTATATTATCATAACTTGGAAAGTCACTATAATCAGGCGCTGATTTTATAGTATTCCAACCGTAACCAGCCATCCATAATCCATAATTTTTGACAATTTTGTCTAAGAAAAAATTATCTGTAAGGTAACTTTTATATCCATAAAGAAGTGGAGTATAACCATGATCTTTGATATATTTCAAAGCCCACATTGTAACGTCAGTTGATTGCATTCCAAACTCTGCATCTAGTGCCACAATTGAGCCTTTAGGCGTTTGAATTTTGGAAAGCATTGTATCCATAACTGTTTTAGCTGTAGAATAATCAGTGACGTCTTCCCACCAAATATACGTATGCGCTCGTTTACCTTGAGCAATAGAAGATTGAACCTGTGTTGGATAAGTTGATTGCCAGTAAATTCCATATTTATTGTGACCTCCAATTTGAGAAATCACGAACTTATCAGTCGGCAACCCTGCTTTTCCATAGTTGTCGTTATACACTGACCAGTCCACCCCTTGGTCACCGACTGCCGCAAACACTGGTCCACTTGCTGCAACAACAAAGAAAGCTACCATAACAATGGCAGCCTTTTTAATTACTTTTTTCATTTATTTTCCTCCGTATCATTTGGCTGGTTATTATATTTAACAGCACTTACTCCAGCCAATGTTCCCAAGAATACCGTGAATGCATTCAAAGTAATGATAGCTAAATCAGTTCCACCCCAACCGTAAGCTTTACCAATTACTCCAATAAAAACACTTAGTGCTGGTAGGGCTGTTAAAACAGTCCATTTGATAACGTTGTAAAACTTGTTATTAAAAATCATTTTCCACTCCTTTTTAAAATTTAGTTAAAAAATAAATAACAATTGAAATCCCAAGGCCAATCATATAGCCCCACGCCCACTTGTTATTTGCTTTTATTTCTTTAATATCATCTGCATTGTTCAAAGCTATTAAATGAGCCTGTTCAGCCTTCTCCCTGATTGACTCGTAATTATCAAGCTTTGTTTCTATTCTGGCCAACCGCTCAAGAACTTCTTGCCATGCTTTTTCCTCCATAACTCCTTCTTTCTAAATATTAGATATCAAATTTATATTGGCCAGCATAACGTTGGTTAGCTTTAGCTGATAGGATTGTAATCCCACCTCCTCCTGAACCACCATTAATTTGCATGTGGGTATCATTCGCAGCACTGCCTGAAAAAGCAGTTGCTGCTGTCATAATGGATGCACTAGGAACATATTGAGTCGGCAAGTCTCCAATTGCAAAATTACCGGCTGTCCCTCCTTGCGTTACATCCCATTGGATTGTGACTGTCCCATTAACACACTTAAATTTACCTTTACCAGCAATCAATAGCGTTTGCCAGCCGTCAGTGTCATTAGGTAATGTAATGCTAGAAGCCACTAAATCCTTCACAGTAACTTTTCCAGAGTCATCAGCCATTACAGTTTTTGACCAATGGTTGAAAGTAGGTGTGTTACCATAGCGAGAACGACTGTAAATTTTTGACCCAGTGCTTGAGGCATATATTATCAGTTCTTGAACCACTGAAGCTGTTGTTCCGCTAACGGTTAAATAGGCATATATAGCTGTACCAGAAAGTTCAGAAGGCACATTAATGACATCTGTTCCTCCAGTAAGTCCGCCAATTCGGTAAGTACCAATATCAATTACATTATCCAAATCAGTTCCACTTGCTAGGTTCCCTTTGTTTGCGATAACTTTATTTGATAAATCTGTCAGTGATTGACTGGTCGCAAACTTTGCATCTGCTTCTGTTTTTGTATAAGCTCCGACCTGAGAAGCTGTTACTGCATGCGGGTTAGATTTGTTATTTATATGAGAATCTATCGCTTGTTTCTGTGTTGCTAATTTTTGATCTGATTCATCTTTAGAATAAGCCCCAACTTGTGTTGCAGTAACCTTATGTGGGTTAGATATATCACTTGTATGAGAATCAAACTCTACTTTTGAAGCTTGTTTAACATTATCAACCTTATCGAGACCTACTTGTGCAGCTGTAACTTTGTGAGGGTTATTTTTATCTGCAAGATGCGAAGCAAGATTAGCATCGTTATCACCAATACCAGTTTCCATATGGTTCATACGATTGTCAGTAACAACCGCACCATTTTCGATATTCTCTTCTTCAGTTTTTAGTTCATCATACTTATTCCAGGTTTGTTTTTCGTAACTCATTATTTGCCAACCTCCTTAGAATTTTCTTGCTCATAAGTTTCAACTAATACTGATAATTTAGCATTATCAAACTCTAGTTGAGTAATCTTAGATAGTAGTTTGTTAATCAATTTTTCTGCATCAATTTCTTTATTCATGCTTCCTCCTCTTTAAAGTTTTGTTCTTCAATTTCTTTTATTTCTTCAAACTTCATATCAGTCAAAGTCAAGCGGTCATTTTCATAACCTCTCCTTTTACCTTTGATTTCCCATGTAAAAGGTAGATTAGGAACAGATGATTGCACTGTGAAACTTGTTTTATCTCTGGATGTGATATAAACAAAACCTTCACTATAGCTTTGTAAAAACACTTGATATTCATAATCTGTATTAATGACGTCAGAAAAATGTTCTTCTATAGGAACGATAACTGTACAATCTTCACCAGTTTCTGCTGTTCCGATATCGCCTAGATATGACTCAGCCGTTTCATAGGCTGGAGTTAATCTAAGCCCATCTCTTGTGACGTGAGCAGCATTTTTAGAACCAATTACACTTAAACTACCGTTAACACTAAGATTTCCGCCAATATTAGTAAATTGGCTAATTTTAACATTACTTAAAATGTTTAAAGCACTTGATACAGCAGTTATTGCTCCATTATTATCTCCTGATAGGTAAGTTGCATTACTTCCTATTTTAAAGCCAGTTATTCCCACTCTTAAATTGGGCCGATTGTCACCACTAGATTGATATTCAAAGTTTGTTGGAGTATATGAAAGCGAATTATTATCCCCTGTTATTTGCAATCGATCTAATTCTGCAGAACATGACATAGTGTTCCCAACAGCAGAAAAATGCAAGAAATCTTTATCCGTTTTTTGACTATAAATGGATAAAGAGCCAGAATCAGAAACATCAAGTCGAACATTTCCTTCTTGCAAATTAATTAACGTGGTATAAAATTTAAAAATTTCTTTGCCATCGCTATTTCTTATCCAAGTAATTGCTCCGTTATCCTGAAGCATTGAAAAAACATCTCCCGCAGAAGTAATTTTAGAACCCTTGATTTTTACCCCTTCTATATCAACAGCTGTCAAAGTTCCAGTTGATATATTTGAAGCATTTAAATTAATGATATTTACATCTGAAGCATTGATTGTTCCAGCAGTTAGTTTTGAAGCACTCAAATTTCCAATCATTGCATCTCGAATAATGGCATCATCTATTCGAGTTTGATCAGTTAACCAAATTTTTGCACCCGTAATTTTTAACCACTCTTTACCATCCATTTCTTGTGATAAATTGATTGTTTTTACAATCTCATCAGAAGGAACAGAATTGTCGATTTTTTCTTGAATTTCATCAGATAATCTTGTAGAAGTAGTCATTACCCAATCGTAAGTTCCGTCCGCAAGTTTTGTATAAATCCATATTTCATCATCAGGACCGTTCTTTTTGAACCAAATATCTCCTTCTTTGGGATAAGGAGGCTCTTCTGTTCCGTCATAAACTGAATTTTTACCAGCTGCATCAACACGAGAATTAATCTCTTTAATAATTTGGTTAAGCGGTGGAGAATAAGCTGAGACTGTTTGAGCTGAAGAGTTAGTGTTAGCTGAACTAGTTGCTGTCAGTCCTCCTTTAAAAGTTAGGGTGTAACTTAAATTGGGAGTTTTAAATAGTGTGCCATCTCTATCAGTGAGTGTTAACCAATCGCCTGTTTCTAGTGCTGGATTCCCCCTCCAATTTAAAGTAAAAGGATAAAAGTTGATATTTTTTACTTTCTGATAAATATCATCAAGTAAACTTTGAGTCATTACTTTATTTTCTAAAACAATTTGTGGACCAGTATTACTACCCGCTAAATAAGTAGCTTGTTCATTTCCGCTTTCGCTTTGAACAGGTACTGTACAAGATATCCCACCTATTTTGTACATCAATTCATTTTTAGTTAGTCCCTTTTGAAAATATTCTGCTGGTGAAACTGCAAACTTAGGATCGATTAATTGCATGATCTCTAATTGATTTGTCCGGCTAAACCTTGCATAACCAGCTTCAAATTGAGCGATTAAACCTATTGCTTGTCTGAATGTATAACCCTCAGGTTTTCTTATTTTTTGGGTGCTAATCATTGAAAAGTTGGTTTCATTAATGACAGAACCGCTTTTATTAGCAATCTCTAAAGCTATATCTCGAATAGAAGCTGGGTAGGTTAGTTCAGAAACATACTCATTTTCTAAAAAAACAAAACGATCACTCGCTTCAAGTGTCGTTTTATTTTCATTTCTATCTGGATCACACTTAGTGACATAAAAAGTTCCAATTGAGACATATTCATAAACCGTTGGTTTATAATGAATCAATTTAGCATAGCCCACTCTTGCACTTCCCACTTTTTCAGGAGGGATATTATCATAATGATAATCTGCATCATAAGTTGCTATTCCCAATTCCACAGTGACTTCTGTTAACTCTTTAATATTTTCAAGTATTGAACAAAATTCTATTTTTATAGAATTTGAAAATGTTGAACCTATTTGAAATGTTTCACCAGAAATAGAGCCGCCACTGTATACCCAACTATTGATATCATTTTTTGTAAAAACTTTATCACCAACTTTTATTCGAGTCTCAAACCTTCGATTCTCTGCTTTCATGGCATTGTTAAAATCATCTGAGACAGTAAGCATTTCTTATCCTCCTATTTTTCTATCAGGTTTACAGATAAGTTTTCCCACTTCATCGCTTTAAACTTATCGTTCCATGAGTAAGAAGGCATTGTAGAATCTCCAGCGTAAAATGTCTTACTTCTTTGCCTCCCAATTTGTGGGTCTGGATAGATTACCACAAAAAATGGTTGATTAATTCTTTGTAAAATATCAGATACTTCTGAGTCACTTAACGGGCCCCACTTAATATTTAATTTAGTTTTTTGAGAAATGACATCTCTTACCATTTCCCCATTCGCATTTCTCCCTGAGGAGTCAGCGTCAATTGTTGAGATACTGACGCTGAATTCTTTAGGAGTTTTGACCGTCACTCCATTAAATTGTAGTTCGGCAGACATAATTCCTCCTTCTAAATGTTAAGCTCAGTGTATCCAAGCTGTTGATGATATTTGTTGATTTCTGAAACTGCAATTCGTCCAAACTCTCTGCCTCCGATATTTATCACAATATCTCCATTTGAAGTTTGGCTCGTTTGTGCTCCTAAAGATTGAACAAGCAACATGATGGCACTTGTTAATGAACCATTCATGTTTGCCAAGCCATAGCTCGAAATATCTTGACCTCCACTAAAGCTTCCAGAATTATTGTAATCAGTCGGTTTGTCTGTGAACATTTCAGGCAACTGCAAAGTTTCAAATGATTTGAAATCGCTGATAGAATTATATGGATTATATTTAGCAGGAACAACCATTTCTCCTTCATGAATCATTGCTAACTGATCTTCAGGAACATATGGCGTACCTTTAGCATAACCGTGTCCATGCCCAATCACTTGAAGCATACCAGGGTCACCGTAACGGCCCAATGCATAATGAATTGCTGCAAGTGCATTGTCATATCCGTTAAAGATATTTCCATGTCCTGGGAATTTATTTGCATTGAATGTGGCCGAGATGGTTTGTAACAACCCTTTGGCCAAGTCACCAGTAATCGTATTAATGTCAGTATATCCACCTTGGACGGCTTTCTCATTACCTCCTGATTCACTTTGCACTTGTCTCAACCAAGCATTGACATAGTTTTCAGAAGTAGATACACCGTTCATTGATAGAGCTTTTTTAATAACTGGTCGCCAACGTTCGACACCAGTACCAGATGGGCTTTCTGAGCCTTCTGAGAATGCCTTTTCAATCATTCCCATCGCTCCATTAGCCATAGTAGATATCCCACCAGTCGCAATAGATAACGCAGGTTCAACTGCTTGAGAAAGATTAGTAAACTTGCTTATTGCAATGTTTAAAATCTTTTCTGGATGAGTGGCATAGTCCCAAATATCGCCAACCATTTCTTTGGCTTGGTTCCATTTTTCGCCCATCCAATCACCGATACCATTTGCATAAGCAGGCATTCCTGACATTGCTTTTGCGGTTTTAGCACCACTCAAAACTTGGGTTCCTTTTGGCAAATCAACCATAAGATTTCTCACTTTGGGGAATAAACCAGTTTTACCATCGGGTGTTCGATACATTTCTTGCCATTGGCTACCTGAACCATCATTTACTAATGCTGGTCCTCCTGGGTGACCGTCAGTACCGTTAGCATATCTTGGTACACTCCAGTGACCTAATCTATTACCTGAACCAACTTTACCAAGGACCCAGTTAATCCCGTCAATGACTCCGTTAACGGCACCTCCAATGACCCCGGCAATACCATTACCGATTGCGGCTGCACCTCTTCTGACTGCATTTACTCCGCTTTCAAGACCTGAGCCAATCTTTCTTCCCATATCGGAAGCCCACGAAGCAACACTGTCAAATGCACTTTTGGCTGTAGATTTAATAGAGTTTGCGTAACCGCCCATTCTATCTTTCATATTAGACCAGGCGTTTGAAGCGTTGTCTTTCGCATTGTTGGCAGCGTTTGAAACAGAACTTCTTACATTTTCCCAAGCGGTTGAGGTTCCGCTCTTTATCTCATTCCACTTACTCGATACTTTCGAACCAATGGAATCCGCTACGCTGTGTACTGCTGTTTTAGTATCATTCCATTTTGAAGAAGTCCAATTTTTCACATTGTCCCAAGTATCTGATGTCCATTTTTTAACTTCAGACCATTTTGTAGAAATTTTTGTACCGATGGAGTCAGCAGTATCGCTTATGGATTTTTTGGCATCATTCCATTTATCAGATGTCCATTTTTTAACATTATCCCAAGTATCTGATGTTGTCTTAGATATATCAGACCATCTATCACTAACCCATTTCTTAGCACCGTCTACCGCACCACCTATAGCATTACTGATATTCCCCCAAATGGCTTTTGAAGTGTCCAGTATCTCTTGTGTTTTATCAGAAATAGTTTTTTTAATATCTCCCCAAATTCCACCAATTAAATCTGAAACGCCACCAATGAGGCTAGATATCCCATTTAATAGACCTTGAATTAAGAAACTTCCTATTTCAGCAAATACAGTAGAAGGAGAATGAATTCCAAATAATGATTTAACACCACTTACTATTGGATCTACAAGATTTTCTTGTAACCATGCACCAATGTTTTTTAAACTATCTCCAATACCTTTGAGTAAGCCATCAATAAGATCTGTTCCCATTTTTATTGCGGATTGTAAAAAGTTTTTATTTTTGGCTAACCAGTCACCTAAAATATTTAGGACATCGGCTATATTTTGCAACCCATCAACTATGTTTTTACCAACCCATTTACCAAGAGGTTGCAAGAATTTTTCCCAAAACCATGTAAATAAGGGTTTTAAAACCTCAATTACACCATTGATAACTTTTAAAGCGCCAGCTAATGCATCAAGAAATACAGGAAGCACATCTTCGATTGTAAATTTAGCAAGTGGTAACAGAACGTTTTTGTATAACCACTCTAAACCAGCACCGATATTATCGGTGAGGGGTTCTAAGTTCTTTAATAACTTCTCTATCCCCTTAAGTAGTGGAGAAAAATCTAATTTCTTAGCCCAATCGGCTGTAGCTTTAGTCATATTATTAAGATGACCAAGTAATCCGTTAACAATTTTTAAGATATCAGAAAATATTTTCTTACCAGTTCCGCCTTGTTCCCAAGCCTTTTTAAACTGTTCTGCGAGATTACCTATCGTTTTGAAAATATTGGTAAAAATCTCAAGGAGGTTTGCTGCTATTTCTTTACCAGTTCCATCATTCCATGCTTCTCTAAAGGATTTAGCGATTGAATGAAGTAATTCTAGTATTCTGTTCAGGCCATCAAATAGCGATTGGATTAAGGCAGTCCCTCTACCATCTTCATTCCAGGCATCTTTAAATGTTTTAGCTATATCACCGACGATGTTAAGCACATCCACAAGTAAAATTAGCAGATTTTCAATGAATTTTTGACCAGTACCATTTGTCCAGACTTCCATAAAGGATTTTCCGATAGCAGTTGCTAAACCGATAACTTCTCCAAGTGCATATTTCCACGCATCAATGACCTTTTGACCTTGGTTTTTCCATGCATCTTGGAAAGGCTTGAAGAAGTCTTTAAGTAAGCCTTGCATATCCTTCATCCATTTAGGCGTTGAATAATTACCAGTTGCAGCCCCAAAATCTATACCAGGAGCTTTTGTATCTTTATTTTTGTCAGTATCATCATCAGTTTTGTCTTGCAAACCAATACGATTAATCTCATCAAAGCCCATGAGTGAACGTTGAAGTTTATCGACCTTGTCTTTCGCCTTAGTCGCTGATGAACCAGTATCATTCATTGCTTGGACGTTATCATATAAACCACTTGCGCCATGTTTGGCTGCTTGATAAGTCGTTCCAAACAATCCGGCAATAAACGAAGCTAATTGACCAGTTAATGTGGCAATTGCGCTCATCATTGCATTAATGGCAGGTAGAATCGCATTATAAATTGGATAGAATGCGGTCATCAAGTTGACTTTAATCTGATTAAGTGAGTTAGAAAACTGATCGTTTGTTTTCAATGCACTCATCATTCCGCCAGCTAATTTACTTATTGCTCCACCAATTAATTGATAAACAATTAATGAAGGCAACAAATATTTCATAGACTGAAGAAATGCATTGTTACCCATAGACATACTACGGGTGCCTTGTGTAACTTTATTTGAATTTCTCGAAAAGAGATTTCCAAATTTATCCAATATCCCAAATGAATTTTTCAATCCATTTCCAATTCCTCCAGCACCGTGAGAAATGGAGTTTGACATGCGGTTGAAGACTCCGCCATATTTAGAAACAGCACGTTCAGATTGTTTCAATCCTGAACCTGTCATGCTAGCTCCAGCTGCAGCTGTTCCAGTTGCCATTGACGATTGACTAAGAACTGAATTAATTCGTCCTATTGCCTTTCTTAATGATTCTGCACGCTCTTCTGTTCTTTGATATTCTTTTTGAAGAACATCGTTACTACTTGCTAACTTCTGCATTTTGTCAGACTGTGCTTGCATTTTTTGAGCAGTTTTCAATGAATCAGGAGTATCAACATTTTTAAATCCTTTGTCAAAACTTCCGACTGGTTTTAGTTGATATTGATATTCCTTTTGTAAAGCTCGAACACTTTCACGCATTGTATAATACTTAGCTTCATTGGCATCCATTACTTTTGCAATTCGCTCTAAAGACGAAGGAACTGCATCAAACTCAGTCTTCATTGATCTAGCAAGACTTTTTGCTTGGTCTTGGTACTTAACCATTGATGCCTGAGCCCGTGCAATCTGGTCATCATATTTGACCGTTTGACCGCCATCTCCTTTTGCTGAAGAACTTTGACGCTGTGATTTAAGATAAGCCACTTTTTCTTGAGCGGCTTTAGCTTGGCCCATTTTTGCATTAATTTCATTTAGCATGGCATCAATTTCTTTTGATACTTTAGGACGTGCTTTCTTAAATCCAGTAGATAAATTATCTCCAATACTATCTGATGATTTCTTAGAAGAACTTTCAAGATGGCCCATCATCTTTTCAAAAGTTTGATTCATTTTTTCTAACTGTTTGCCAAATTGTGTTGCACCTTTATCAATATTCAAATTATCTTCAGTCTTTTTCATAGACTTACCAGTGATATTTTGAATTTTTGACATAGCAGATTCAATATTTGGCATTATCTTATCCAAAGACGCCTGAACTCTGGCTGTATTGACGTCTAATAAAACTTCCAAGGTTTCTAATTCCATATTTCTCACCTCCTTTTCTATTCAATACTTTTTAATTTGTCTTTTGACTTTTTCTTTTACGAGTTTCCTGAATTAACATTGCATTTTGTCGCATGATTTCTTGGTCAGTAAGCATCGCTTGTTTCTTTTCCTCTTCCTCAGATACGGCTTGCACTACTTCTTCTTTGAGTTGATTCAAGAAAGGGTAGGCATCTTCATATTTAGGAAAATTCTTTGGATCATTAAAAGCATAGATAGCAAGCCTTTGTTGAGAATAATCAAACATCGCTTTCTCTTTTAGCTCGTTCTCATGCCTTTTTTTATTTGCTTCAACTTGGACCATGATTTCATCAAAAGTCATCGCCCAAAAATCTGTAGAAGAAATACCAGCTTCGACTGCCTGAGGGTATAAATCCTCAAGCATACTGGATAAATTATTGTAGGTTTTTACAGAATGCTGTCTTCCTCTACTGGTTCGCTGTCCAGAGATACCCCATTTGTCGCCTCTTTCTCCGTTTTCTTGTTTCCGAAAAAACCTGATTCTTCAAGTAATTCATTGATTGCGGCAAATAAATCTAAAGTTGAATGTCCTTCATCAACATAGCGCCCAAAAGCAGCAACAATATCACTTTCAGATACATTACTTGTTTGATTAGCACCTTGTAATACAATTAGCAATTTGTTTGTGGCTGGGATTTTCGCTTCTCCTTGACCTTTCAAGAACAAACCAACAATTGATTCATCCAAGCGTTTTTCAATTGAAAGAATTGAGTTTCCGTCCAAGCGCAATTGAAGATTCAATCCACCGAATTCAAATTGTTTTGTGTTAGGCATTTTTACGATAGTTGCTTTTGTCATTTTTGTTTCTCCGATTTCTATATTTATAAAAAATAAAAAGGTTAGCTTTCGAGACTAACCTTTCTTAAAATGTTATTAATTACCCGATGCTGCTGTGACAGTAATTGTGCTAGTAGCAGTCTTATTGTTAACTGTTTTCACTGTAATTGTGATTTCTCCCTCACTTACCGCAGTAACAGTTCCATTATCTACGGTTGCTTTTGTTTCGTCTGAGCTAGTCCAAGTTACAGTTTTATCTTCAGCGTTATCTGGAACCACAGTTGCTACTAACTTAACTGTCTTACCTACTTCTACACTAGCTGATGTTTTGTCCAACGTTACCCCAGTTGGTTCTTGGGGATTAACTGGGAGACGATACCGGAGTAAAATCAGGTCCTTCTGATACAACTACTACTAAATTAAATCCAAGGGCTTGATTGACTTCAACACCGTCAAATTTGTAAGATGGTTGGCCTTTAAATTCGGCTTTTAGACCATCTGAATAAGTTACTGTCCAATCAACTGATTTACCAGCTTTTACCAAAGTATCAATATCTTTGAAGTTGTCCCCTTGATAAATGATTGCAAATTCCATGTTGTCAGTATCTTGAATCCCTGCAATATAAGCTTTCTTCTCTGAACCTAAGTGAGTAACATCCACTTTCTCAGGATCAGCACCCATAGCCGGAATTGATTTAACTGCTGCTACTGGTGTTTCTGTAGCGCCATCTTTATATGCCAAGACAGCTCCTTTTGATAATAGCCCTGCAAATGTTGCCATGTTTATTTCCTCCTATTTCGAATAAACGTATTTTGTTTTATTATCCACGATTGCGGATAGTTCAATAATGACACGCTTTAGATCTGCTGTATTAGCATCTCTTTGCGTGCCTGTAAAACCAATATCACCAAATTGATTGATAATATTATTAACGATAGTGGTCAAACTACTTTTTGAGTATAATTCAATTGTGATTGACCATTTTGTTTGGAGTTCCTCGCCACTTCCATCTACAAAATGTGGCGTGTTAACCGTTCTGTAAATAGCTGTAGGAAAGTCATTCCATGTTGACGGATAATCAGTTGCTACTTTTTTAATCTCAGATATCCCATTTAAAACGGAAACAGTAACAACTTTAATATTTACTCTTTCCATTATTTAAGCTCCCTCAATTTCTTTTGAACGTGCTCTTTGTATATCTCAGGCATTTGCGGAAGGATCTCTTTCAATGATGGATATAAGAAAGGTCTTGCTGGTTGACCACTTGTGATGTAAAATTCTTTGCCTTGAATAGTAATCTTAGGCATGCCATAGATTTCATTCAAATCAATTCCAACTTCCTCAGCTGGAATAAACCAACGGGTTTGAGTATAAACTGGGTTAACACCTTCTGGTAAATCTTTAGAACTCGCTTGACCATTTGGACCAGTACCAAACTCACGATAAATGGCTTGAGCTTTATCCGACCAAACACGCCCAACTATTTTACCTTCAGCATTTTCTACAACCTCAGTCTTTAAACTTCCAATCAATTCTCCAGAACTAAATTTCATACTAGAAGCTAGTCTTAATTCTGCTGCAGAACGAACCAACTCTGTGATTTCGTAAGTCGCATCATTCACGGCGTCATTTAAGATTTTAGGCATGGCATTAATTTTTCTTTTAAGCCTGTCCAATCCTTTAATTTCAACTCCCAATGTCATCGTTCCTTTCTAACATCACATTGATGTGTGTAGAATAAGGTTGAATCGACTTGATTTTATAATCAGGGTCACTGTCCTTATTAACATACACGCAAACACCGCTGTTTTCGTCTCTGCCTTCTTTTAACTCGTTGCCTTGATACTTACATGATTTCATGCTAGAAAGCTTTGAACCATAAATTGTGGCATTGACAGCACTACTTGCGGACTGAACATTCATTTCAAGAGTAATTGGAGCAAGATAATTAACTTGATCGTTTCCCTCTTCATCTTGCGTGTTGTTTGGGTCTATCCTTTTCAAATAAACCGTTGTTAAGTCACGTTTCATCAGGCGCATAAAAACTAACCACCTTTCCGAGTCGGTAACGATTCAAGCCACGCTGGATATTTAAAGGAATATCTTCAACAAAGGATTGTGAAATACCGCCTTCTGAACGACTAGACTCTCCCTCTGTACTTTCACGATTAAAAGTAACTGTGGCCAGTTGACGAGCATACAGCCACATTGAATCTAACATCTTATCCTGATTTGTATAATCAAGGATGAGAATAACCGCATCCTCAATTAAACCAGTAGCTTTATTGTTATCAATACCCAAATCAGTTTTTAAACGTTCAATTGCTTTAGTTTTTGGTTCGTCATTCTCATCCATAGATTATTACTCCTTATTCTCCACCAGTTCCACCTTGGACAACTGTTTGAGGCGTCCAAAGTTTATGTTTAAATTGAACGATACGAACATTTTTATTTTCATAAACACGTTCCCAGTTTGCCCCTGTTGATAATTCAGCATTCGTTGGAGAATCCCCAGCAACCGATTTGTCAGTGAATTTAACTCCACGAGGGTGCAACAAGAAGTGTTGACGGTTGATGAGAATATCATCTCCTGCCAATGAATCACGGTCAGTTTCTGTTGGTACAGGAGCAGCTCCGTTACCAAGCCCAATTGCGCCGGCCCCAAAGATGTAAGAAGTAAAAACATCTCCATCTACTGGCATACCGTCATCAACAATGACACGTTTACCCATGTATGTAGGAATTGGTTTATTCTCTGAATCCAGAGAAAATTCAATCAAGTTTTGTTTACGCAAGTTAGCATAGACTTGAGAATGTACCCCGATTGCAGTAAGTTTTTCTTCTGCATCGCCCAATTTGTATGAAGCGTCAAGGAAAGTTTCACCAGTAAATGCTGCTGCATTACCAGTTAATGTTGAGATATCAAGAGCATTGCCTGACATTTTAGTTCCTGCGGCTGCATAGATACCTTTAAGAATTGAAAGCAAAGTAACTTGTTGACGACGAGCCCAGTAAGCAGCTACCAAATCACCAATAGCACGCATTGGGTCATCACCAGACAATGCTTTAGCTAAGTCATTTGATTTCCATGCTTTACCACGCATCAAGAGAGCAGCAACGTCTTTGCTGGCTGTGATTTTATCAGTTGAAAGTGAGTCAGTATCAGAAAGTACTTCATCATCACCAGACAAGTCTTGCCAAAATGGCATATTAATTAATCGACCACCAGCGGTTGCAAGTGCATCGAGTTCAGGATCTTTTACTACAATTCCTGATTGATATAAAGCAGAAAGTTCAGCAGTACGTTCAATAACATATTTGTTAAATACTTCAGGTACGATAACATCTGCAATTTTTGTTTTATCTGCAAATTTTTGCAAATCAAATTTAATGAGTTTGTGTTCCATTATTATTCCTCTATTTCTATTTTTTGTTTGCTAAAGCTTGTAAAGTCTTAGCTTTTTCTGGTTCTTCTAGGAAAAGCCGGCCTTGCTCGGTTAAGTTGAAAGTCTCCTTTGCAAAAGGATTGTTTGAGATGCCTTTTCCGTCACTTCCAAGCGGAGTATCAACAGATGCTTTGAGTTTTTCGTTAACCGCTACTTCTAAGGCTTTATCCCATTCAGCTTTGAAAGATTTGACATCTTTAATAGCTTCCTCAGCAGTATTTCCTTGAATACGAGCAGCAAAAGCGCTTGGAATACCGATTTCTTGAAGTTGTTTGCCTTTTTCTACAAGCAACTGTTCTTGACGAAAGGCGGCCTTTTCTTGTTCAAAGTCATCTTTTTCTTTTTGAATTAGAGCTTGTTGGCGTTCTTCTTCCGAAAGTTTGGCAAGGCGAGCAGCTTCGTTTTTTTCTTCTTCAAGTTCCTTCTGCCAACGACTTCGTTTAGACTTAACAATAGAATCAACATCAGTATCATCTTTAAGGCCAAACTTTTCTTTAATTGCTGCAACTTGTTCATCGGTCAAACTGTCAGCATTGAATTCGGGAGTTTCAGGGTCTGCAGGTTCCTGTGGGTCTCCTTCTTCTGCAAAGCGTTGTAAGTTGAACTTAAGTAATTTTTCAATCATGTTATTAATCCTTTCCAATTGCTTTTAAAGTGGTTCAATGCTTGCACTTCCGAAGCTTTTAAAGTCGTCACGCTTGGACATAAGAAAAGCGCCTGTCAGTGACAAACGCTTTGTGTTTTTAAGTAGTTGTTATTTCACGCATAACTGCGAGATATTAGATCACCTCATTTGCTACTTTTGAATTCAACATCTGGATGCATTGATTTTAATTTATCCATTCGTTGTAAGTTGTACTTCCTTTAATATCAAACGTTTTACCAGTAATAGGGTCAAGTGCCTTTCGTGGTATGTCATTTAACCGTTCTGAGTACATTGAAGCAACTGAACGACACCACGGATGAAAAGGCGGATATGTACCTTCTGCACCGTTTACAACCGCTTCAGATACTAGAAAAACTTTATGATCTTTATGACGACAAATTTGCGATGTTCTCAAATCCAAGATTGCAATGATTTGATACTTCTCAACGCCATTGTTTTGCCACGATTTGAGTTTTGCTTGGTTCGCCATATAATTCGCTTCAGTACGAATCAAACGCCTAGCAACGTTAATTGAGCGGTCAAATTCACTAGAAATTGCCTGTGCCATTTGAAACTCACTCATCCCAGTTAAGGCTTCAACCGTGAAGAGCTGTTCTAGTCGTTTGGCTAATGCTTCAGTATCTCCCCATAATCTTTTAGAGTAATTACTTCCTAGCCAGTGACTGTCAAGTATGTTTTCCACAGATTTAGTAGATAGTTCTTTGAACTTATAGTCTTTCTTATTCCAGACTTCTTTAACAACGCCATTCTTTGCATTTGCTTGAGCTTCACGAATAATTGTTTCAGCAGTAGTTTCTTTGTAAGCTTCATCTATCGTGTCAACATAAAAGGATGTCTGCTTATCAAGCTGAATATCTGCAATTTGTTTTGTTACTAGATAAGACTTTGCTTTTAAATCTTCTGCACGAGTAATTCTTGATTTAAGCGCTAGTCCTGTGAGCCGCTTTTTAGCTTCTCTTTGCAAGTCAGGGTTGCTGATATCTTTAGCTAATCTTCTAAGCTCAACTAATTCAGAAACAGGAACAGTTTCAGTAAGCATTCTTTTTGCTTCATCATCTGTCAGTTCCGTTTGTTGCTTAGTTCGACTAAATAATTTAGCAATCTGTTTTGTTAAATATGATTGAGCTTGTTTGTATGCCTGTGCTACGACTTCCTCAAGCTGTTTAGCACCGTCATTTACTTTCTTTTCGGCTTTAATCGCTCTTTTTTGCCAGTAGTCAGACATTCTTTTTACTCCTCTACTATTACATGTTCAGGGTATTGTTCAGCTATTGAAACTATTCCATCATGAAGTATCTTAAGGCTTGCTAACTCTTTATCTGTTGGATCAAGTATAAAATATCCTTCATCACGCTCAAAAGTTTTCCCGAATGATAACAATGCATTAGTAACTGTGATATATAAGACAGAAACCCCAGCACATACAATATCATTTCCAATATTTGCAAAGCCTGCATGGCCAGTCACTTGATACCAGTAAATTTGGTTGTTTTTCTTTTTGAATTTAGCTGTAATCATTTATTACTAATACCAAGCATTCGAGTGGCTACTTGCATAGCCTCTGTTTTGTCAAACCCTTGTTTGATAAGCCCATAGTAAAGATATTTATACATTTTTGCCAAATCTTCGAACGCTTCCTTCATTTCAAGGTCTTTTAATTCATCAAGTTTCAAGTCTTTTTGAATTTGTCCAGCCAAAGCAGCACTCATTTTTCCAAGCATTTCAATAGTTTTGTCACTAAGTTCAAATTCCATTTTATTTACCATGTCTTTCTATATTTTATTGAAAGTTGTATTTATTTAGCTTTTTTTGTTTTTGTTACTGGTTTTTTGACTACTTTCTTTTTGGTAGTAGCTGTTTTAGAAGCAGTTTTTGCTTTTCCTTTAGTTTTAGTTACTTTAGGGGTTTTTGCTGCTTTAGCATTAGTTTTTTGAGTTTTGTTTTTTGTTGTTTTTGTTTTGGCCATTGTCTTTGTCTCCTTTTTGATCTGTCTGATTACCAGACTGTTTATTGTTGTTATCTTGATTTTCTTCCTCATTTTCATCAGGTGGATCATCAAGATTAGAGTGGCTGTCTTCTGATTGAACGCCCATAGCTTTCTGATTCATTTCGATAGCCTCCTCTTTTTCCTCTTGTAACTGTTCAAGAACTTCATCAACATTATCAATATCTGGAAGCCATGAAAGCAACACTTTAAGAGGTAGAATTCCTGCTTGGTGTGCCTGAACGATTTGATTAATAATATCAGTTGTATTGATTGGTAAATTAGGTTTGAGATTAATCTTAATACCATCAATATCAACATTGTTATTGCTTATTTCTAAATAATTGGCGAAGAGAATCAAACGTTGTCTTAGACCTTTTATCATATACCGCTCTTTAACTGACATAAGCTGTAGCAACCCAAAGAGCTTGTACTTCATTGCCTCTCCCGAAACGTTTCCCGAGAAGTTTTTGTCATTCATATTAGGCACATAAGTCACTTTATGAATATCTTCGAGGAACGAATCTCGTAATATAGCTACTGAACTCTCGTCCATTGTTTTTGTTAGATAACTTGCATCTGCTTCAGTTGGTGTTGCATCAGTCTGTAGTATTTTTTCAGAAGCTAATCTTGCTCCATCTCCGTCCTTGAGAGTAAACCCGCGGATGAAAAGTATTGCATCCACAAAGGCCTCTTTGTCATTTAAACGGTCAGATTGAAGCGAGTTATAAGCATCAATTAAACTAATTGCTTGCTCAAAATCTCCTTGTCGTTCTTCGTTATTTCGATATTCAATAACAGGTACTGCTTTAAAGTAATGCGGAAGCACTTTAGTTAATTCATAGTTTCCGAAACCAATTGAAGCAGCTCTATATGTTATCACCCAATTATCGTTATAATATTTGACAAGATAGTGATCAATAGCTCCTTGCAAGTTATATACCTTTTGATAATGGACTGCAAATAAAGGATTTGCATCAATCGTATCATCTGTAACAAGAAAGATTCCTCTTGGATCAATACATTTAATATCAGCAAATGTTTTACCTGTTTGTTTATCTTCATTCAAGTAAATTAGCTCGTAGCCAATGCCAAATACTGACAAATCTTTTTCTAGTTCAGTATCATGAGATACAATATCAACTTTTGTATAAGCGTCAAGGATAGGTTTAATATCATCGCTGCTTATATAAGCGACTGGATTACCAACCATAAAACCAACATTCATATCAGTGACATACTTTGCGTGATTGACAACAACCTTATTATTAGGTGCTGCATCATTATCTTTTGTTCGCTTTAAAATGTCTTGCTCGCCATCATAATAATCAGATAGTTTGTCTAATCTCCCTATAAGACTTAAATGTTGAGAGATGCAATAATTTAGCAGTTCCGGAGTTGGACTATTTAAATTCCCTGCCATCTCTCTATTTATTTTAATTGCCATGTTTCTCCTTTAATAAAAACCAAAGCTTGCTTTAGAAGCAATCGTGGTCTTAACATTTCTCATATCTTCACTAAAAGCATACCTTGTAGCATCTATCGTATGGTTATCCTTATCTTCTAACCTTGGTTTAGGATTACCATCTTTATCTACTTGATAGTCTATGTTTTCAAACTCCCAAGCTATTTTAGGAGTTCTTCGTGGATCAATACAGATAAAATCTAAATCATCAAGCCATTGTTCGCCATATTCAACACTATCAGGTCCTTTTTTAACACCTTTAATGTGTGGAACGTTGTGTTCGGTCTTAAGTTCAGCTATACTCTTAGGTTCAGCTGAATCAGCAAATATCGTATCACTAGAATAGTTTTTCTTGTGCAACCATTTTCCATATTCTCTATTACTTATTTTTTGACCATAAAGCTCGTCAATTGCATATATTCCATTCTTTTTCTTGTCATATTGCCACCTTACGTGAGCTAGTGGGTCAGTAGCATATCCAAAGTCAACTGCATTGCGGATATTATCAAAGTTTGCAACCATATCATCAGTAATTGAACCAGGCACAACTTGTAAATTATCAAACGGTACAACTCCAGAACCAATTGCTTTTCCTAAATATTCCCAGTCATAGCGCCTTTCACTTCTAGCTTTAGTTGCTTCAGCTTCTTCCATGAACTCTTTAGAAATAAATGGGTTATCATGATAAGTAGAATGATGAACAAAAGTATTAGCTGGTTGAAATGATGATTCATATTTCTTATTAACCCATGATTGTTTACGCTTTGGTGGGTTATAGGAATAGAAAAACTTATAAAAAAGACCATCATCTAATTCCCCACGTAGAAGTGAGTTAGTGATTGTCGTTACTTCGTCTTCACTTTTAAACTCTGCTAATTCTTCAATCCAACCAATTGCAAAAGGAAACTTACTATCTTTTAATGACTTAATTCGTTCAGGGTTTTGCGCCCCTCGGAATATCATATAGTTTCCACGTGGAATATAAGTAATTCTCAATGGCGACTTATTGAACTTAAATAAATGGGTTACACCTTGCTCTTCAATAGCCCACTTCATTTGCTCATAGATTGACTGCTCTAACGTATTATCAACATAACGAATACCAACTGCATTAACCGCATATCTCATTAACAATTGAGTAATAATATGTGCAATGTCAGATGATTTACCTGAACCACGCCCACCTTTTTCAACGATATTTAAGATATTACTATTTAAAGCCGATCGCCAAGTAGAAGCAAATGCTTTAGGAATGAATTCAGATAGTTTAGCCATCGTCATCACCTAAGTCATCAACGAACACAGGAGTTTCAGTTATACCTATTTCAAGCTTATCTAAGTACATTCCCTTTATTCGCGCAATTTTATCTAACGCTACAAGCTTATCCTCCGTGTTGGGTGAATATTGATATTCTTTTACCGTTTCGGTCGTCTCACCATCCGTTGTTGTTTTAATTAGCGTTCTACCAGCATATGGTCGTTGCCTTGCAACACCGTAAAGCAGACTCAACAATTCTTCATCGGACATTGGAGGTTCAAGTTCAGATCTTTCAATCAGCTTTTTCTCTATCTCTGCATGGATCTCTTTAATCCGTTCGGAAATTCCACTAATTTCCACTAATTTATAAGAATTTCCTTTAGCATACTTTTCAGAATATCCAGCTGAAACCGCTGACTGATAAGCATTACCGGTTTTTGCATATTCTTGTGCAAAGTCTTCGTGCTTTGTATTTTTTAATCGTCCCAACTTGTCCCTCCTTTCCAATAATAAAAGGCTGCCCATTGGGCAACCTGTATCAAAAATAGCAAGTCAGGGAGTCGAACCCTGGACTACTACCGTGATTTATATTTCACATAATACTTGCTAACAATTTTATTTAAAATTAATATATTTAACTGGGTATTGTTGAACCCAAAGTGCGTGCTGTTGCGCGGTTTTATGTTGGTTAGGAAGCACTTTTCCTACAATTTGTTTGTATGTTCCGACATAGTGGTTGTACGCAGCTTGTGCATTAGTACCTGCAAAAGCAATTGTACTTACACCATCAAATAAAAATGTTCCGCTTTGTCCGTCTACTGAATATGCATAAATCATATTATCTTCTCCTTCTTTTGGATAAATTATTTTCGACATTTGTTCCTGAATAACATTAATTGGATTTAGCCAAGAACCGTCATCAACGTCCCAGCTACTTAGTGCTGTTCTCCAGTTTTTTTGTGTAATTCCTAAATGAAGATGTGTACCTCCATTTAATCGACCAATGCGTTGACCTTTTGTTACTTTTTGTCCTACTGAGACAAAGATATCACTCATAGATTGTGAGAATTCCTGATACATTACTTGATATGGTGGAATAGATAGAACGATTACAGAACCAAGACCATCTCCCATCACTCCAGTATAAATAACTTCTCCATCAGAGACAGCCAAAATATCTGGTCCATAAACTGAGGAATCAAAGTCAAAGCCATCATGGAAGTATCCTCGTCCCCTTGGATAAGAGGTGTTACCAAACTGTTGACCATCTATATAAATCACACCAGTGTAAGCTTTTGTGAATGGCCATGTCCAAGAACTTGTTCCTGAACCTCCATGGTTATTGGAAGATGAACTGTTATATAAGGCAATTTCTCTTATACGTCGATTAGTTAAACCCTCTTCATACTCAGTACCTTTATTTACATAAAGAATCATTTCTGAACAAATCCAGCTATCACTTGCAGTTTTACTCCAATTATAATTAGCAAAGACTCCTCCACCTAAGTTATACGCAAATGATACTAAAGCATCAAATTGATTTTGATTGAATGACCGAGTAAAATAATTATTTACTGCATTCTCAAAACCTACCAAATCTGCAAAAAGTTGGTTATCTGCTTGAGCTTGTGTCCATGTTGTAACACCAGCCACCAAGTTAGTTTGGCCTACCGGCTCTGCGTGTCCCCATCCAATAGTAATTTTCTCATCATTAAGCCGATAAGCTGTTAATCTGCAGCCTTCAAGCTGTTTAATAAGATTTAAACCATTTGTGCCAATTTTCAATGCTAGACCTCCTTTTATATTTCATCAAATAAACTCGTCAGTTTAATTGACTGTAATTCCTAATATACAGCTGTATTAAAACTAGGAATGACTCAAAGTCGGAATCGAACCGACCGCAGTTTTGCTAGTCCAACTTCTGAGTCTTTATGAAGTATATCCAAACCGAATTAATTTATATTTTGTGCTTTTGACTTTTACTTCATAATACAAGTATATCAACTAAAACAGGGGGTAAAATTCAATGAATCATTCAAAAACATTTCACGATTTTACCACTCACAAATACGGTCTAATCATTTCTTTAAAAGATTTGTTCCAGCGCCATAATGTAGTAACACCTACAAACATTTCTTGAGCTACTCCATACCATGTCATTCTTTGCTTATAATGAAGTAATAATGCTTTTTTCGTGTCACTACATTCTACATCCCAAAACATATCAAGAATTTCTTTTTGCCTTTTCATTTTTCCTAGAATACCATTGAGTTCATCTTCCTCGACTCTTAAATATTCTATCTCTTGAGGTGCTATTCCAAGTGATTGTGTTCTAATTCCGAGATTGTCTTTAGGTTTTCTAGCTCTCAAATCAAGCTCCCTTGCTTTGATATTTGCAGCTAATCTCCCTGTTAAGTAATCTCCGATAATTCTATCTAGTTTATCTGCCATTAAATTAATTCTCCTTTTTAATATAATCCAGTTAGAAAGTTCTTGCTATATACATTCTTTGTAGACTTTATTTTTTCACAAAGAAAGACTATAATGAAAATAAAAAAGGGGAAATTTATGGTTTATAAAATCACACATATTCGTCTTTCTAACCCTTCTGAGGTATCCACTAAAAAAATTACTCATATAAAATTAGAGAGTGGTGTTGTGGAAACAGCTGCTATGGCTGCTTATTTTATAGATATGGGGTGTAAGTACACTTATACAAATAGTGCTGGTAAAGAAATATTTGTTACTTCTGTCCATCCTATTTTTGGTAATCCATATATAGAGACGCTTGATCGAACGACTGAATTTGATGAATTACTTAACTTACCCTATTTCTAATTCCAGTAGGCTTGCAACCAATTGATTTGTACTCTTTGTGTTTTAGATTTATTAATGCTATACTTGGCAGTATAGAATTTCGCTATGCCTTTCATATTTTTAAGAAAGGAGAATGCAATTATGACATTCACTAACAAAAATAAATTTTTCCAATACACAGTAACTCTTGATACTTCAAATGATATTTTTAGAGCAAACCTTGCTGATAACTCAGGAATCTATGGTTATGGAAATACCATTGAAGACGCAGTTAAACATTTGGAAAATTTAGTCTAAAATGACATGCAACTACTACCAATATGGTGGTAGTTTTCTTATTCCTTCCCGAACACATTCTCTGACTCGTCAAGATCTGAGCGATTGAAGTTGTCAAATTCATAGTCATTTTTTATTTTGGTAATTAATCTGCTAAATCTATTACCAATTTTGAACCAGTATAGAATGCAAGTAACGAATAGAATTGCAATGACTATATTTATTATCAGTGTTGTTATTTCAAACATTATTTCTCTCCTTTTTAAACAATTTTTATTTTTTTGTACTCGTCCTCGACACGTTTTCCACGTTCCATGTGCCAAGGCGAGATACGTTCTGATACTTCTGCAACACTCAAACCTGTCTTTGATGAAATAAACAACCACGGACTTAATAATATCCCGTTTGCTTTAGCCCATTTAAGCCATTCATCAAGGTGTCCCGTAGTAATTCCGTCACAGGCTCTACTAGCTAATTCAAGATAATACTTTCTGATTTCATTCATTATGCAAACCCATTTCTCCTGCTAGTCTGTACATTTCGTTTTGAGTCATTCCAGTTATATCGACACCAGCTTTCATTAATCTGCCCTCGTCAGTCCATGCTGGAGCAGATTTTACAGGTTTTTGCTGCTGAAAGTTTTTCTGATTGTTTTGAGACTTATTTTGAAAGCTCACTTCCTCGGCTTTTGCTTGCTCAAGTGTCTTTATTCCTGACCGATTCCAAGATTTCAAGATTCCTTGTGCATAGGCATAATCTTTTTGCTTTTTAGTTGAACGCTTAACTGCTTCGACTATTAGCTCAAGTCCATAATCATTTATATCAGCTTTCAAATCATCATAAAGTATAGGCTTTACTATTCCGAAATTTTCTTGATAAAGATTAATTAGCCGCTGAAAGTCGCTGGGCTCTTTTTGCTCTCCCCTACCCTCTCCTATACTAACCTCTCCTAACCTATCCTTACCTATCCTATCCTGTGCGGACATTTGGTTGTCGTTTGGTTGCGAAATGGTTGACACTTGGTTGCCAAGTAGATAAGCCCCTTTGCTATCAAGAGATAACAGCGTTTTTTCTTCTGTATAAATTGTCGCTTTCACTCTATCTTTTCGAATTTTATTATTTAAATTCCAATCCTTAACAACTGTTACTCCACTCGGAAATGCGATAATAAATCCTTTTGCTTCCAAAAGTTTTAAATCATCATTATTTGAACCATATGCTCTGCTCAACATTTTTGCATTCCCGATAAATCCTTCATCATCAGCTTCCATTCCTAGATGAAAGTATAAGAGTTGACTCGATGATGGCATATCAACAAACAAATCACTTGTTGTTACTTCTTTACTGAACATTCTTCTTTGTGCCACTAACACTCCTTTCTTCTATATTTATTTCAAGTTTTATTTTTCAAATTAAAAGCTGGCGATGAGTGGTTATGTGTAAACACTAAATACTCATTGACTTTACGGCTCGTTCCGCCACCCTCCAGCTTTGACTAAATACGAGTACTACCGCCCAAGATAGTATTGCTTAAAGTTGAATTATTTCTAATTCTACTGCGCAGGATTTTTGAGGACTGCAGTTTGCTCATAGGTTTAATTTTGCCCTACTGGAAATAACTCATCCACAATTGGCTCTTGGTTTTCTGCAGCTTCTTTTTCAGCTTTTTTAACCTCTACATACTTTTCAATATCGTTGTAAGCTTCATCAAGTGACATAGATAGCCATAAGTTTTGTTCGTCAATAGTAGCCCCATACTCACGACCAGCAAACGCAGCCATTTTTTCAACCATATTCTTCATGGTTTCTTCATTAATTTCGACAATCTCGCCATTCTTATTTTTGGTTTTATACATTTTTTGAGGTTCAGATGTAGGACTTTGTGGAATATCCACAGGCTTAGAAATGATTTGTTGGAGCATTCCTTTCATTTCTTCATATCTTAAATTAGAAATATCAAATTGACGTTTGCCACTTCTATCAAAATATGCTCGAATTTCCACATCCTGGTCTTTTAAAATAATATTTTTAAGAGACTTTCTTAAAGCTGGTTTATAACCTATAATATCTCCAGACTTCTGGTCAATTTCTTCAACATCTCGACTAAGCAAAACAATTGTCTTGTCATGGAACTTGCTCATCATTAAACTTTGCATATCCTTATACAAACTGTTGATTTTACCCCATGCTTTCATTGTCGACTTAAAGTTATTGAGTTCACCACGCAGTAAGGTTTGGGCTCGTTCGTCAAAGTCTTCAATCAAATCAACTACAAGAACATCCCAACTTTCAGTACTTTGCTCTGCCATATTTAATGCTTGAGTAAAATTTGTGATAATTTGTTCAGCTTTTTGAGGAAATTCAAAGTCTATTGCTTGGTATCCTTGCTTGTAGGCATTTCCGTCAGTGCTAATAAATAAAGCTCTGTCAGAGCTACTGGCAAACTTAGCAGCTAGTGTCGTTTTACCTGAAAGTCCACCTCCTGAAATAAGGACTCGCGTCAGTTTAGGGCTTCTAGTCCCTGCAGGTTTAATTTGCATTACCATACTTCTACCTCTAATTCTTCGTATTTTTTGTTTTGAATACAGCAGTCACAGTTATGACAAAAGTATCCATCCATTCCCTCATGCCCAATATTATGAGCGATATTATCCAACTCAGCTAACACAGTTTGAACAAGAATTTTATTTGAAATGTCAGCAAGTTTTCCAAAATCCATCGTAATCGTCTTAATGTTTACTGGAAGTTTCTTGGTAAAACCTACAATTTTCCCAACTATTGTATAATCTAATTTTGTATAATCTGAGAATTCTTGAGCAACTAACCACGCATATAAAGCCAACTGCTCTCTATAATGGCTGTACCATTCCAAATAAGCTCTGATATTTTTATCAAATACATCTTCAAAACTTGCGGCCGTTTTCCAGTCAATTATTTCAATGATCTTATTTTCGTGGTCAAACCTTAAGACATCAATTCTTCCACTAATCACAAAATCATCATAATCTGCTCTGATATAAAGTTCTTTATGAGTATGTAAAGTATCAAAAGACTGATAAGTTTCAGTTTTTTTAACTTCATTAACTGCCATCACTATATCTTTAAAAACTTTTTTGATGCCTTGGTTCTTCTTGCCAACATTGCCTATCATATCTGCAGAATGCTCTTGGATAAAGTCATCAGTACTTTTATCTCCCTCAAGCATTGCATGAGCATAAGAGCCGACTAACATAGCTTCCGTAGGAGATTCAGCGTACCTTTTTGCTTTTCTTTCCCTTAATCTAAAAGGGCATTCCTGAAAAGTTCTAATATCAGAAAAACTAAATCTTGGCTTTTCTTCGGTCATTTAATGTTCTCCGTTTCTTATTTTTGTTGAAACGTGATATAATCTAGGTATTAAAATATAAAGACACATCACGTCTTAGTCCGCATGCCAGTGCGGGCTTTTTTATTTCCAAACTTTTTTCCAGTCTGAAATACATTCGTTAAGCATTGCTGATTTATCCTCAGCAAGTTCTTGCTTATTCTTTTTTCGTGAAGTCATATAAAGACTCCCATCTGGTCGTTGCCAAGTTTCAAAGACTACTACTCCACGATTTTCTCGTTTGATTAAATCATGATAGATTTGTCCAACAGTCGTTGGCAACACTCGAACTTTGCGTTCGTTTATGATTGTTGTTTCCATTTTTAACCCTTCTATATATGAGTTTCATCCTCCTAATGATATAATTACTTTGGGCATATATTTGCTAATTTTTTTATAGAAAGGAGGTATAGATTATGAATTTAGATAATTTCGATGAAAGATTTAATGACTTTCTAGAACGCTTTGATAATACTTTTGAGAAAGAGGAACCATATGAAGATATTGTTAAAATCGTAAATTCCTCAAAACTTAATGCATCAGAGTTTGAAAAAGCACTTGCTATTGAACACCTTATTGCTCAAAAACGTACTAATAACCTTGTTAAGTTAGCTTTAAAAGAGTTTTTAAAAAAAGACTAAGAGACCGCACAGAATGTATTATTTACATTATTTTTTTACTTAATTCGCTACTATTTTTGTAGCGAATTTTCTATTTTAGTATCCTTTTCTTACGTAATAACATATTAAGTTTCTCTACGATAAGTTTTATTGCTCTTAGATTCTGCGTGATTAAATCGAGGAATGGGTCAAATGGGATTTCACCGGTTTCTGGGTTGACTATGTATGTATAGGTCATTAATACACCTCCTTTATAGAAGTGAGGTTAGTGTGTTTTTGTTTTCTGTGAAATAATCAATAAACTTAGGTGCTCTAGACATCCCTCGATACTTCTTGCTCCAAATTGACCATGCTAAGAAGGCAATCAAGTGAGTAAGCCGTCCGTCCACATCAATCACGAAACCATCAGGAGCATTATCAGCAAACTTTTTGATATTACCTTGCGCTCTAAGATAAGCATTAGACTTTTTGTCGATATTCCCTTTTTCATCTAACACTTCTGTTTTATACAGATACTTGGCGATTTCGCCATCTGTCATGAATGGCCCCTCTTCGATTTCAACTATCTTAACTTTTCCGATTGTAGTCATTTTTTGCTTCCTTTCTAGCTAGCTAAGTCATCTTGTTCAACAAGAGGTAAATAGCCGTGTTTTTTTAGTGTTTCATATAGAAACTTGCGCCCTTTTTGTTTCCATGTAGTAGTAATCGATGTCCTTTCTTGACCTTTGCTATCTACATAATTTTGAGTCCGGCTACCAATGTAACCTTTACCCATATATCTTGAGTACAGTACCCATTGCTTATTGACTTTTCGTTGAATACGTAACTCGTTTAAAATTCGATTGAATTTCACAGCACTAAATCCATAATCCTGTGCAATCTGAGTGATTAGAATATCATCAGGGCTTTCAAGGATTAAATCAAGGTAAGTTGCTTTTTCAGTAGCTACAGCAAGTTCGAGATTCAGCTGGCTATTTTCTTTCTCAAGTCCAAGTCGTGCTTGTCGTTCCTCTTTTAGCTGTGTAGCAAGGTTAATAAGTGTATCTGGATTAAGCAACACTTCTTCAAGTTTTGCGTCCGTCATATACGCTCCGTGCTTGCGGATTGTTGGGAGAACTTCAACAGCCAGCCAATCTGTGAATTTTTCAGATACAGCATTGTTTGATTTGAATGCAAGTTTGTAAACCATAGGTTCGCTGATGAAATCTTTTTCGCCAACTTCTTGGCGAAGATATTTCGTAATTGTCGACCACCGAATCGAATGATATCTGCGATCGTTTTTGGTCTCAACTTTTTCAAATCCAAGGGCACGTGCTACATCTTTTACATTGAATAAAATATTTTCTTCCTCGACTTTAACGCCAAGATTGAAGATTCCATTTGTAAAATTTTGTAGTTGATTCATATTTTATGAACTCCTTTCTAACTGGCTTCTTTAGTTTTATACGGTTTAACCGTGTTTTCTGGTAAAAAATTAATACCACTTAGGGGTACTCCGTAGGTATCTTCAATTACCCAAACTTGATCCATGGTTGGAAATCTAATGGCATTTTCCCATTTTGATAGTGTGGACTCAGATACACCTAATTCTTTTGCTGCTTCTTTTTGAGTCCAACGTTTACCCGTTCGTAACTGTAATAATGTATAAGTTGCTGGTGTTTTCTCTGCCATACTGGCTCCTTTCTGTGTATGTATTTTAGTAATACCATTTCTCTAATCTATATCTCCGCCAAGAAATGATATAATTGAAAGAAAACGGAGAACACCCTATGAGATTTAGAGAGCAACAAATAATTATTGATGATAACTTCAATAATATCACCTTAGAAGTACAAGCGAATGGGAATAATACTGTTTATACAGTTACTAATTCACTAACTTTAACAAAAGCAATTCGCAATATTTCAATTATTGGTGCTTTTGATATTGAAATAAATTCTCTTCAAAAAATAGGGTTTTCTATTGCTCCGATAGGAAATATAACAATTCAGGCTTCACTTCTTTCACAAGTGTCAACTCTTATCAATACTATAGCTGCCAAAGCTTATGCTATCAAAACATCTATTGATTTATCACTTCCTGAGCAGACAGAAAATTCAATCACCATAGGACTTCCTGAATATACGCAATTTCAAAGTGTTAGTTATGCCACTACGGAATTAACGAAAGCTTTATCAATAATTTCCGGAATAGAAAATTATCGTAGCGAAATTAATATTCAAAATTTTGATTCTGGGAGTTTGTGGTTAGAAGTTTGTGTAGCTGGATCAGCAACTGTGGGATTCATTGGATTTATTGTTAAAACGGCATTTTCATTAGTATCACAATACAGAGGGTTACAAATGCAAAAGTTATCTCTCAAGTCAATGGATGATGAAGTTTCAGAAAAAAACAAACTTTATAAAGGTTTGGAAGACATATATAAGTATCAAGTTAGGCAAACTTTGGAAAATGCTCTCACAAACGAGAATAAAGAAATAGATTCCGAAGACCTGAATAAACTATCCAAAGCAGTCGAACTTATTGTTCCTCTTCTTGAACAAGGAGCAACTTTTGCCCCTGCAAGCGCACAAAACCCTGACATAAAAGCAGAATTCCCAGCCATAGAAGCTATGAAAGCACTAGCTCCGCAGAAGCTTATAGAAAATACTTCTAAAGAATGATTTGCTTTTCAAAAATTAAGATTCCAGTGTCAGGATTCCAATATTTATGGATCTCAATATCCTCCTTTTTAGCAACATTAAAGTCTAATTCGATAGTGTGAATCACTGCAATAGTTTCAACCATATGAGGATTTTTTAAATATTTTTTGAAAATCTCTGATTTTGACTTTATTTTACTCTCCATTTAATAACCTCCTACCCCTCTGGGGCTTTTTATTTACCAAACTTGCTACTTACGCTGAGTTGAATACAACGTGTAACTACATTCACAGAAGCTGCGCAACTGTTTTGTTTGTTCGCTTGTTTGACTTTATGAGTTAATTTTAACACGGTTAAACCGTGTTGTCAATAAAAAACTTTCTTATTTTCCGTTTTATTTTGTTTTATTCCGTATTTTCTTGCTTTTTTTATGGTTAAACCGTATAATATAATTATGAAAACTAAAGCCCTAGGAAATAAGCAAATAATGTCCGAGAACATAAAAAGACATTTGGCACAAAAACGGCTAAATGTTAAAGAATTCTCTGAAATCATGGAATTCAAATATACCACTGTTTTAGATTGGGTTAATGCCAAAACTTATCCGCGTATTGATAAAATAGAATTAATGGCCAGATATTTTGGAGTAGAAAAATCTGATTTGGTAGAGGAGTATTCAGAAGTTTCTTCTACTTTATCTGAAATAAATAAGATAAGTGAACAGTTAGATAAACCACGTCAAAAAATTGTGCTTGATACTGCTTCTTCTCAATTGAAAGAGCAGAAAAAAGAAAATGCTAAGGTTGTATCAATTAAAACTGAACAACAAAAGCAAGGTATTGATCTTGCAGATTTAGTAGATGATAGCAAAGTTGATTGGGATAAATGGGTTTCGTTTGATGGTAAGCCATTAACTGATGAAGTTAAGGAAGCCATGAAAAAAGCACTTGGAAAACAATTAGAAGACAAATAAGGAGGTTTCTATGAGCAGACAGGAGCTTTTAGAATATCTCCTCAAAGAAATTGAAAAATGTGGGTTTAAGATTGTTGATGTTGGATTCTTTCCAGTTCCCGCAGCCGTTAATGTTGATAATAAGATAATGATTTTCAATTCTAATGAAGCTTCCCCTTTTGAGGTCGCTCATGAATTAATACATATCCTAAATAAAGATAATCATCGTGGCGATTACTTTGACGCGACTAACCCTCAAGAAGTTAGAGCAAATCGTGAAGCCGTTCTCCTTCTTTGGGAAATATTTGAAGCTAACGGGGGGAGCTACGAATATTTCAATGTGTTTGTAAATACAACAGACGCACCTTTTGAATTGGCAGAATCAATAGTCAAGAATGAATATATAGAAATGCATGAAGCTATTACTGAAATTTTTGAAGATGAAATAAAAGTTAGTATCAATAAGCAAGAAATGCATGATTATATTGTAGATTACATTAGTTATTTTGATGTAATTGAATCTGTTAATATTTATCAATTTCTGGATCGTTATCATCTAAGCCATAATTTCTATAATATGGCCGAAAAAGAATTTCAGCACTTATTAGGAACTGTTTAACTTTAGGAGCAAAAATGAAATTTGGAATGAGAAAACCTAGTCTTAAAAAAAGCCTAAAAGCTAGAACAACCACAAAATATCAACGCAAAGTAAAAAAAGCCCTTCTTCCTGATTATGGGAAAAAGGGCATGGGATGGATTAAAGATCCGAAAAAGCTGCTTATAATAAAGTGTATAAGAAAACAACTTTCTCAATTTGGAATTTGTTTAAATAAAATAATGTGGGCCATCACTAAACTGGTAGGAGTAAAATAAATGATCGATTTTAATAACGCTGCCTTCATAAAATTGAAACCCGTGGATGATAATACTTTTACAAACCTTATCTCACCAATATTTGTAACCGGAGAATCAATTTTAGGAACTTACAAAGGAATTCGAGATGGAGTTGTTTTCACAACACATCGTATTATTGCAATTAATGTTCAAGGAATCACAGGTAAGAAAAAAGACTTTACTTCTCTTCCATATTCAAAAATTCAAAGTTTCTCAATTGAAACCGCTGGAACTTTTGACCTAGATAGTGAACTTGAATTATGGTTCTCTGGTCTTGGAAAAGTTAAACTAGAGTTTTCAACCCGTGCAAATGTATCAGAAATTGCCAAAATAATCTCAGAAAAAATTCTATAAAATTAATATACGAGCAATATCTTGAATCTCGTTAAAAGCTAGATAGGAGAAAACTATATGAAAAAATTAGCACTTATTGGAGTAACGATGCTTGCTGCTATTTCATTAGCTGCATGTTCGCCTAGCAGTAATTCGGAGTCGAAAAATAGCAGTGAAAAAGCTACAATAGAAACAAGTAATAAACCAACACTTGAAATCCCTGAATCTGTTGTTGCAGATAGCTCAAAAACTGCTGAAATTACTGGTAAAACAACACCAAATACCAAAGTCCAAATTGGCTATGGTATTATCGGTGACAAAGAGACCTCTGATAAAGATGGTAACTTTACTTTAAAATATGAAATTGATGAATCAAAAGATCAAGATACGATTGAAGTAACTGCAAAGAACAATGGTGATAAAACGACTAAAAAAATTACTATCAAACAAAATCCTGAAGTAATTAAGAAAAAAGAAGCTGATGCCAAAGCAAAGACTGATGCTGAAGCCAAAGCCAAAGCTAGTAAATCTGCTCAAGAAAAGGCTACTGAAGGTTTGACTGGAAACTCGTTAGCTCAAACAAAAACTGCAATTAGTTACCTATATTCAGGACATATGAGCAAGCAAGGCCTCTATGATCAATTGACATCCGAGTATGGTTCTCAAATGACGGCTGATGAAGCAAATAATGCAATAAATAGAATAGATCCATTAGTAAATTGGAACAATCTTGCAGTACTTAGCGCTAAATCATATCGTGAATCTGGAGATTTAACTGGACAGGCTCTTATTGATCAATTGACATCTGAATATGGTTCTCGTTTTACACCAGAGCAAGCACAATATGGTGTTTTACATATCGATGATGAAGTAAAATCATCAGATATTTGGAATTAATCATTAATACAAAAAGATAAAACAATGTACATAAAAGCCGTTCCTACTTTGGCGAGCGAAGAACGGCTTTAATTCAAAAGTATTGTAGAACTGCTTTTTTAATAAGCTGTTTTACTATACTCAATTTTAGCAAGAAAGTGAGTAAAAATCAAATGTGGATAGTCAGCTTAAAAAATGGAAAATATAAATATTGTGAGAGATATATTGAACCATATTCTGAGAAAACAAAGACTGCAAGCGTGACGTTAGAAAAAGATACACCACAGGCTAAAAAACAAGCGATAAAACTCTTATCTGAAAAAAATAGAGGATATCACTACTACTGATCCAGCTCAAAAAAATATAACTTTTGGCGAGCTTCTCAATGAATGGTTCCCTTACTATCAGGCAAAAAATAAGAGAAAAACTTGGAAACAAGTTGATGGTAATTTAAAAAGGATACATGCGGTAATCTCTGATGATATGCTTATAAAAAAAATTGATGGGAAACTGATAACTAAACTTATTGATGAAATGTACACATTTGGAACATATTCCTATAATTACACTAGTCAAATTCGAACCTTGCTTTCAACAATTTTTAAATTTGCAATCAGTCAAAAATATTTATCAAATAATCCTGTAAAAGACACTGAAATAACTCTTAAGATAGAAGATAAAAATAAACAACGTGAAAAGATAGAGAACAAATACCTTGAACGAGATGAAGCTGAAAAAATAATATCATATTTAGCTAACAAAAAAAGGTGTTTGCTTCATTCTAGGATGTCAGAGTTCCTATGGCTTACTGGTTTGCGATATGGAGAGCTTCAAGCTTTAAAGTGGGATAACTATCACGACGGTTCGATAAGAGTTGAGGGAACGCTTGATAGCTTTATGCGAAGTATTACAGAAGCTGAAAAAACATCGCCTAAGACTTCTACCAGTTTCCGTGTAGTTGACTTGCCAGATAGGGCCATAGAAATAATTGAAGAGAGAAAACAGTTCGATTCAATTCATTTCTCTGCTGAAGATGATGACTATATTTTCTTATCTAGTAGAGGAAATCCATTAGTACTGAACTCATTTAATTTAAAATTAAAAGAAGCTGCAAAAGCGAATCATATTGACAAAGATATTTCATCTCACATTTTTAGACATTCTCATGTTTCACTTCTCTCAGAACTCAGTATGCCATTAAAATCTATAATGGAAAGAGTTGGACATTCTGACGCAAAAGTAACTCTTAAAATATATAATCACGTTACTAAAAAAGCAAAGAAAGATATTGTTGATGCACTTAATAATTTATAAAAAAAGAACCTGCTATAAAACAGGTTTTTTATTTTTGCTACTTTTTTGCTACTTTTCCCAAATCTACGAAACATCAATGCTTATAAAACCATTTATATCAACACTTTATTTCTTAAAATTATCCATGAGATCCATGAAATCATCAAAAAGATAGCTGGCATCGTGAGGTCCAGGAGCTGCGTCTGGGTGAAATTGGACTGAAAAAGCTGGGAAGTGTTTGTGACGCACTCCTTCAACTGAGTCGTCATTGATTTCAACATGGGTAATCATTAGGTCTTCAGGTAAGTTTTCTGATGAAACGGCATATCCATGATTTTGTGAGGTGAAGTCAATTCGTCCTGTTGCAATTTCACGAACGGCATGGTTAAATCCACGATGTCCAAATTTCATTTTGTAGGTTTTTGCTCCATTTGCAAGACTAAATAATTGATGACCTAAGCAAATACCGAAAATTGGAATTTTACCTTGAATTTCTTTAATCATTTCAATTGCTTCTGGTACATCTGTTGGGTCACCAGGGCCATTAGTCAACATGACACCATCAGGTTCCATTTCCAAAATTTCTTGAGCACTGGTGTTGTATGGGACAACGGTGAGATTACATTCCCGTTTTGAAAGTTCCCGTAGGATACTATGTTTCAAGCCAAAGTCAACAACGACAACTTTTCTGCCTGTATTTGGTGATGGATAAGCGGTCGTTGTACTACTTGTTTCAACTTGATTTGTTGGTAATACTGTCGCTTGAAGTTGGCTCATTTGATGCTCTACTTCATCTCTTGCTTGTACAAGTGAGGCCTTCATAGTGCCGTGTTCTCGAACAATTTTAGTAATCGCTCGAGTATCCACACCTGTAATTCCAGGAATATTTTTTGCTTTTAAAAATTCATCAAAAGACATTTGCATCCGCCAGTTCGAAGGACGGCGCGCTGCTTCATGAACAACTACGGCTTTACAGGTTGGATGAATTGATTCATAATCATCTCGGTTGACGCCATAATTTCCAACAATTGGATAAGTGAAAGTCAAAATTTGTCCGTTGTATGATTGGTCAGTGATTGATTCTTGATAGCCTGTCATTCCTGTATTAAAGACAAGTTCACCTGTAACATCCAAGTTTGCCCCAAGAGATTCTCCCTCAAAAATGGTTCCGTCTTCTAAAATTAAAAGTCTTTTGCTCAT